TTAGGTACCGGACTTGTTGGATACTCGTGCGATTGCCTGGTAGGCACCATTGCTGGCCGTCGAAACCAATACCGCATTGAGCGGTACCAGTGCCCATACGGTCCAGGGCTGCAAGAATCCTCCATTAGCTGCCGTGCTGATGAGCAGCACAACCAGTGCAATCAGATAGCTTAAAATCTGTGTCGGCATTTTCGCAATGGTGCCGGCACCTTTAAGCAGCTGAGTCAAAAGTCCTGTAACTGCTGCAGCACCAGCGAAGGTGCCGAGAATACTCCAAGTTAAAAAATCATTCATGTTCATAATGTTCCTCCTTAACTTCCAAATCACTGATTCGGTGATTTGCAACTTTCATCTGTTCTTCTAGTCTGTAGGTGCGCTCTACGACTTGATTGTGCTTTGCAACTTTTTCTTCTAACTGGCTAAGACGATAATCTACTAATTTATTGGAAATGCGGATTCCACTCCAGCTTCCCACCGCCGTCCCTAAGAAGGCAATCAGTGCAACGATAACTTCTGTTGGCATTTTGTCCCCCTTATGCGACCGTCATCTGGAAACGGTCGATTGTATTACCATACTTCCCGGAAAAGCCGTCCATACCGTTATCGGTATTATCGTCGATCTGCTCTTCATACCAGGATTGGAGGTTTGGACTGACTTTGTAATGGGCGCAGCGAAGCGGGTGCATGCTGGCAGGGGAGTAATAATATGCCTCGACCGCGTCGATCTCCTGACCGTTGCCAGCATAGCCGTTGTTGTCGTCGTTAATGTCATATCCAGTTACCCATGGCAGCCAGTCACCGCCGCATACATGGACACGGTAGCGGATCGATCCCCGGGTTACACCGATTGCAATATCAGTGATCTTATGGCCTCGCACGCCGGCGAAGTCGTTGTTATCCCAAACTTCGCTGAGCCAACCGTTTTCAGCTGTGCGCACTCGATAGGCCGCACTAACCTTGCTGGTACTATCAGCGGGGGAGATGGCAGCGCTGACAATATCAGACGGAGTGTTTCCCAACATATAGGACTGAACCATTCCTACAAAGCGCCCCCAGCCTCGGTCAAGGGTCCTGTGCGGACAATACTTGTCCATGTAATCCTGGTGCTTCGTGAGCCGATCAATACCCCAGCCGTACTTATTGAGCAGTATAGCCGCTAACTGCGCACCGTTGCGCTCTGCAGCGTCAAAACGTTCCCCGCCGGATAAACTGTAGCAAATTTCGATTGCGATTCCCTGACGGTTTCCGGGGCCGTTTCCGTCACCTGCATGCCAGGCGTTCCGGTTCTCCGGGATTCCCTGGACAATTTCCTGATCGTCGACCGCATAGTGGAAAGAACACTCATTGTTGTTGCCAATCATGTAAGCAATTTCACTGCGCGCAGACGCATCATTATATGTATTGTGAATGACAACGCGGGTTGGAGCCATAGGGTAGGGGCATTTGATCCCGTATTTTTCAGGCGGGCAAAGCATTTGTACGATATCCATTATTCTGCATCTCCTTTCAGAGCTTCCTGGTGGTCGATTTCTTTCTGTGCGACATGATAAAGGTCGTCCGTGTAGATGATTACTTTAGTATCCATGATTTATCCTCCTTTAAAAAATTCTTTCCCAAACATAAAACGTATCGTATGGCGGCATTGTGTTATGTGGCTGACCGCTGCCGAGTGCTTCTGTTGTACTCGAACGAGTCGTGTAATAGAAAGGACTGCCTCCGGAAACGACGGAACCTTCTCCGCGGTCGCTATAAGACTGTGCAATAAAGCCATTGCCGCTGTCTGGTCCTAAATGAATATTTGGAAGTTCTGCCCGCGTTAACGTGTGTGTAGCTTCTCCACCTTTGTCACCGACTTTGTAAGTGTCTCCAGCTGCCAGAATAAAGCGATCCTTAATCTGCTGCCATGTTCCGCCAAAAAGGGAAGCGGGACTTGTAGACCTGCGGCTGGAATAAGTCGCTCCCACCGGGAAAACCAAGTCAAGTAGGGAAGACTTATCAAGCTTTTTATTAATTTCATTAAGAAGATGTCCCGCCGTGTCACCATCAAGTGTATTTTTAACATTTGCAAACCAAGTATCAAAACTGGATGATGAAGCAGCTTTAAAGGAATTGAAAATAGAATCGTACTGCGCAAAAAGCTCCGAGGCGCTGATATCTTTTACTGCAGATGCTACAATTCCGCACAGGTTGTCATTAAAGCGGGTATCCGTGATATCGGAATCCGATATTTTTACCGCACCATGCGCAACATTAATGCTGCAGAGTTGTATTTCGTCGATCTCGCTTGTGTGGGTGAGAGATGGGGCAGATGGATTACTTGCAGGTGTCCCGGCAATGTAATAGGCTTTTGCATTGTTGTTCACGAGATCGCGCCGGATCACAATAATATCTTTGCGGTCAAGTGTACCGTCGGCTGTTGGGGCAGTGAGCGTAAATTCCGCATCGCTGTTGTCGAGCTCATAACGATAGCCGTCGATAAAGGCGACACCGGGTAGGATTGTAATGCGCATATCATTGTGTAGTGATCGTGCCTGCAAGCCGTCTGCAGGTTTTGCAAAGACGCCGTTTTTAAAAAAGGACGCAAAAAAAGCAGCGAAGTCCGCTGCATCGTAAGTTGGTCCATTAAAAAAGCTAGAATGCTCTGCCATTATTTCTCACCACCTGTGATTTGGTCGGCTTCTTCCTGTGTCAGGCGCTTTCCGACTAATGTGTTAATCTGCGCGGCTGTGATATTGCCTAATTTGTACTGGATCATTAAAAAATTAGCGATTGCACTCATGATGCGTTCCCTCCAATCATCTGAGATAGTAATAATTCTTCTACTGCAGCCATTCGGTCGGGAAGATTCGGTGTGTTTTTCTTCTTTTCGATTGCGGCAAGTTCTGCATCGGTGTAGGGAATATAGCGCTCGATATCTTCGTACTCGTCGTAAGCGTCATGACCGACGACGGCCGGCACGTCAACAACTTTTTCTACATCCTGCCCGCCGTTTGGATAGACGCGCACCGTCTTTAGGTGCGATTGTTCTGCAACGGCCATCATTGCATCATGGTGAATTGTCAGCTTGTCCGCCTCCAAATGCCCTTTTGTGAGATCCGGATTTAAGATCTCGTTTCCCTGTTGATCTAAAATTTTCATGATAATTCCTCCTTAATTAAGATAATCGCTTCCATATGTAGATGGCTAAATAAGGTGGCATAGTCTTAACTGGATTTCCACCTCCTCCCACAGTACCGGCGTAATCTGTTGGACTGTCGGGATATACACTTCTCGCTCTTGCCTGCGTTGTATTTCCGTCGAAATTTGCATCAACATCCCGATATCCGTTGAATCTTACGCCCATTGTTGGAATGTTGCTTTCGGTGAGCGTTACAGTTGCACTGCCGCCCGTGCTTCCGGCGGCATAGGTATCACCGGCGGCAAGCAAAAATACATCTTTAATTTGCTGCCACGTCCCGCCAAATAGGGACGCCGGGCTTGTTTTGTCGACCGAAGTATAAATTGCTCCGACCGGATAGCCCACCAATGGTCCAGTGCTGCCTGAAACTGCACTAAACCGCTGATCAGTATAAGCCTTAAGCTCTGTAATTAAATTTTTAAGCCCATCGTCATCCAAATATTTAATGTCGCTCGAGCTGTCTCCACCGGTACCGGCAGTCAGCATGGCGTTAATTTCATCGTCCGTAATTGGAATCAGATCAGTGTTCTTTAAATATCCACTAAGGTCAATATCGCGTGGCCCAAATTTTTCAAATGCTGATCCAATCCACAGATATTCATCGTATGAGTTTTTCCCTTTCTCTCCGTTTGCCAGCAGATATATAACTCCTTTTGCGCCGGTGCTCGGTAGGGCGGTTACCACCTGATAGCTGATACTCGTTACTCCTGCAATCGCGGCTTTTATTGCATTTGTGACAAAAGCCGTATTAGCAGCCTGAGTGTTATTGGTTCCGGTTGCTGCGGTTGGCATAAATGGTGTGCCGGTAAAGGTCGGGCTTTCAGTTGATGCCTTTGTATTGAGCGCTGTCGTGACGGTCTTGTTCTGTACAGGGTTAGCTGAGGTTGTACTGAGTGCTGTATCCACTGTGACCGCTGCGGGAATCGTCGGCTTGTTGCTCAAATCCGCGTAGCTTCCAGATTTTGCAACGGCCGAAAGGACTGTAGAATCTGCTTTTGTATCGAGGGCGGCTTTTACGGCTTTATTTTGTACAGGGTTAGCTGATGTGGCGCTTAATGCTGTATCAATAGTGACTGCCGCGGGAATTGCTGGAAGGCCTGATAAATCACTGTATTTTCCGGATTTTGCAACGGTCGCTAGATCGGCGTCATTTGCTTTTAAATCCAAAGCTGTTTTTACAGATTTATTTTGTACAGGATTTGCGCTGTTGGCGTCTAAATCACTGTCGACTGTAACGGCTGCCGGAATCGTTGGAAGGCCTGATAAATCACTGTATTTTCCAGACTTTGCAACAGCCGAAAGACTTGCATCATTGGCTTTTTTTGTGAGCTCTGTGTAAATTGCTTTGCCCTGCACGGGGTTAATCCCCGCAGCAGTTAATGTGCTGTCTATCGTCACTGGTTCTGGGATCGTTGGTAATTCTGCCAAATCACTGTATTTTCCTGATTTTGCAACGGTTGCTAAATCAGCATCATTTGCCTTTTTGAAAAGCTCCGCATAGGTAGCGGCGTTTGATAACGGGTTCGAACTTGTGGCGCTGATTGTACCATCTACAATTGTTGCCGGCGGGATAGACGGTTTATTGTCCAGATCTGCATAACTTCCGCTTGTGGCTATCCGTGCAAGGCTGGCAGCGTCCTGTTTTACTGCCAATGCTTGCTTAAAGTAACTGATGATCAGCTGTGTATCTTCTTTATTTGCAAAATAATTCATTTGTTTTTCTCCTCCTAACTATTCAGCATACTGGTGATCTCTGCTGCTCCGATACTCTGAATCTCTATTGTTTTACCGGGTGGGGGCTTGCCGATGATGTGAGCGTAGGGAATAGGCAGTTTTTTGATCTTGTCGTTCTGCGTCGGCACGTCGTTTCCGAGCGTTGGGGTGTATGTTGCACCGTTGCTGTCGTACACTTCCTCCACCGTTGGAATTCTGGTGTTGAGGTGATATCCCCAGTCCTTATTCATGCAGGTGACAAGATCCCCTAAGTCCCAATCTTTTTTATATTGCTTTTTGCCGTCCGGCTGGATGCGTTCTGTCGCCGTGCGGATTTTTTTACTTTCCGCGAGTTTCTCAAGGCCTCTCTGTTTTAGACGCGCTTTATAGATGTCGTCTGATTCTCCGTCCGTCTTTTGTAAATCCCGAGCGTCTACCACCAGTTCATGGGGCTCTTCTGCCTCTGTTCCGGGCAGCCTGACAAATACACCAATGCGTGCGTCATCTTCGCCTTCGCCCATCACAAACGCAATGTTTTTATAGTCGGAATCGTTTTCGAGGTAGCTTTCGCCGAGAACGGTATCGTACTTTTTACTGAAAATGCAGCGCTCATTAGTTGTCTGATCGATTGTCCGGTCAAGCCCGCGGTAAAGCTGAAAACTGTACGTCCATGCTTGGCGGTCAAATACCGTTTTAAAGCCGATATCGTTGTCCTGGCACAGTTTAGTGACTAAGGATAATATCTCGCCGTAGGTGTCCTGCAGGCTCACTTTTGGGGTGTCTGATAAGGTGGATCCTAATACAAAATGAGGGATGCTCCGTGCCGCCATGTAAGAGGCGGAGGAGTCATCCCTAAAAGTAGTATCATTTTGTATCAGCGATCGCCCGACCAGTGTCCGCACGACGGTATCAAGTTCCACATTGCCAAAATTCTGCGTCTCGAGATTGTATCGGTCTTTTAAAAGAATCGACAGATCATAAGCAATGACAGACAGCTCAAATTGACTGTCCATATCCACCTTTTCTACACTTTTAATAATGTAGGCGGTTTCGTCACCGCGCTTGTGCAAAATGTTTTTCTGCTTTAGGAGGTTAAGGTTGTGCGGAGAGATGGCACAGTGCAAGTCCATCTCTCCGACGTCGTTATACTTGCGCTTGACGTCGAGCGACGTGATACCTGTGATCCGCCCGTAATTAGGCGGTTCCGTCTGGCCGGCCGGCGGGGGAGTATAGCAAGTGAGGACCATCTATATCATCTCCTCATAAATAGACTGGATCATAAGCAATCCCGCAATCGAGGCTGTCCGTGTTTGTGTCTGCATAATACCGAAGTACGTTGTCTCCAGCATTGAGCTGCAGGTAGTCGCAGTCCGGGTCAACAAGATTGCTGATATCCGTGTGTTCTCCACCGCGCAGCAGATCGGCAGATTGGGTTTCCGTATCCACTGTGACAATATCCCCCGACTGCAAGTCCAAACGGTCAAATGCAAAATACTCGCGGGTATTGGCGTTGAGAATTCCGGGATTTTTGATTGACGCATGCGCCCGGAAAGTAATCAGCATTCCGCAGTCAAGGTCTCCTGGGTTGTAAATGTTTTTAATTAATGACTGATCGCGGGTCGCAAAGGTAATCGCCTTAAAGACCGTCGGGAATTTAAACTCTTTAATCCACTGTGCAAGCTGTATAGACTGTGAGTCGGTTGCTCTGTAGCATGGCTCATATGCCGTTCCTGCGAGGTCGAATTCCAAAAGATAGGAGGTGTCGTCTGCATGATTGTCTTTGATGTCCGGCGTGTTTTTAAGATGGAAAGAGATCACGCGGTCTTTCTTAGTGTCTACATACTGGAATTTCTGCAAGGGATTAAAAAAGGAACGCACGGAGCGTTCCAATAGATTCATTTCTGTTTGTGAGTCTGCTTTTAAATAGCATACAAATTCCAGTGGCCGGGGTCCGAGATCCGTATGCAGGACGGATTCTCCAATTTGATCAACACCTTTCGATGTCGTGTAGTTTGCGGGAATGGTTCCGAGATCGTAGGTGTATAGGATTCTGCGGTCATAGTCAAAACCAAATTGTTTTCCTGTCTTGAGGTTTTTAAAATATTCCATAGGCCATCCCTCCTTTTATAACCCGTGTGCGGCTTTGATCTGCTGGCGGTGGAATTCCGCCGCCGCGGCTGCTGCGTCCATCTGCTGGTTTCCATTGTTATTGATTGTGACATCCGGCGCCGCGGACATAAGCGAGGCGGTAAGTTCCCCTTTGAGGGATAAGATTCCGTCGGTAATGGCTTGTTTGTAAACATTGGCATTGTCCTTGTCGTACTGCACTTTAAGTACCTGCTTTAATGGCAGCTTTTGTCCCTGCACAACATCATTGATGGATTTCCATGTACTCGTGTCAATGGTTGGCTTTACGGTCATCGCATCACGCATACGCTCCGCAATCGCTCTGGACTGCTTTTCTATAGCAGGGGAGGATTGCTTTAAAAGTTCTGCATACCGATTGACAAAGTCCACAGGCCACTGTTCATAGTCACGCATAGGGCCATATTCCGGTCGAGAGCAGTGTAGGTTCCCCCATACTGCGTTAGCAAGCCCTACTGCAGCAAGCCCTACTGTTTTTAGCGTTCTGGTAATTCCACTTGCAAAATTAGATCCCATGTCGAAGCCCCATTTGGAAGAGTCATCTTGCAATCCGGATAAAGGGCTTTTGGCTTTGTCGGCCAGCTTTTGAGATGCACCATTTACGCCTTCCTGCTGGCCGCTAAGCCCGCCGGCAAGGTTTGACCCGGTACCGGATCCGACGGTATTTGCAGTGCCTTCCAGCCCAGCATTGATAAGGGCCGTCTGCACATCATTTGCAATTCCCGTCGCACTGCCTGACGCATTATCACTTTGTCCGTTGATTCCGCCAGCTAAGTTAGCACCAGTTCTATCACCAACACCCGCTGCAGTATCTTCCAAGCCTGCGCCGGTTAAAGCATTCTTTGTGCCCGCTGCGGTATTGCTGGCAGAATTGGCAGGGAGAAACGCATTTTTATCTATTCCGCCGCCTAACGCGCGATCAACATCAATACCAAGCGCGTTTAATTTTTGTATGATAGATGGTCTCTGAGAATCCGTGGCGGAGTTAAGCTGTCCCAAAAGGCTGATTACGGATGCTTGCACATTTGGTTTTTGGCCGGCTAGGCTTGCAGTAAGGTTCGTACCCGATTCCATACCTAAATTTTTAAATATAGTAGTAAGTTCCGGTTCTCCTAATTGAACCCCAGAGTGCATTTGCTCGAGTAACCCGAGCGTTTCCATTTGTACATTTGGCTGTTGATCAGCTAAAGCAGATATCAAATTATTTGGAAGAGACATCCCTAGGCTATTCAACAAAGCAGTTAATTCCGGAGCTTTGGCTTGTACACCGCCTTGAATCTGCCCTAGGAGGTCAACCGCGCTAGCTTGCACAGAGGGGGAGGCTTGCCTTAATCCACTAGCTAATGAGTCTGGTAATTTAATTCCCAGATCTTTTAATAATGAATCAAACTGTTCTGAGGATATCTTAGTGTTTGACGCAAGATCGTTCATGAGATTAAGAGCTTCTTTTTGTGCGTCGGGCCCTCCAGCAATTAAAGAGGCTTTCAGATTTTCCGGTAACTTTAACCCAAAATCTCCCCATAATTTTTCGATTTCGCTTCCTTTTAAAGAAGTTCCATTTTCCAACTGTGAAAGTAGATTTACCGCACTCTTCTGTGCATCCGGAGCCTTTCCATTTAACGATGAAACCAATTGATCGGAAATTTTAAGTCCCAAGTCTTTAAAGTAGGTTTTAATTTCATCGCCGGAAAGCTGCGTTCCGTTCTGCATTTTGAGCATTAAATCAGCGGCGGCTTTTTGGGTTTCGGGAGAAGCCTTATCCAAAGACGCGGCGCATTCGTCCGGCAGTGATGCCCCCAAGTCTGACCAGTAGTTTTTTAAGTCGTCTGCACTAAGGTCTTTACCATCTTTCAGTTTTTGGAAAATATCAGCGACAGCTTTTTGGACAGCATCTCCTTTGTCTGATAAAGACTGCGCAAGGCTATCCGATAGATTAAGTCCCACATCTTTCATGCTGGCCTGCAGTTGTTCCGACATTGTTTTAATGGCTTTGTTCCCGTTACTTACTAATTTACCGGAACCATCCATCACAAGTCCATACTCTTTTTCTAGGACGTCTTTAAGGCCTTGATCCATAACACCCCAATTTTTTTGGATGCTATCCAAAAAGCTTTGGCGGTCAGAACTGTTCATCATGGCGCTTGCAATGGAGCTCCAAGGCTTTTTAATTCCCGCAATCCCTTTTACGAGATCCATTTTTCTGTATTCTTCCAAAAAACCTTCATATGGTAGTTTTCCGGTTTTAGCAAATTCATCATACTGCTTATCTAACTGATCAAATGAATCTTTATTTGCATCAACGACTTTTTTCATGGCTTTTCTTTGCTCATAACTTATGCTCTGCCCGAAATTATGCTCTGCGCTCCGGATGGCTATATCAGCATTATCGAAGTTCAGCTTTGATAAGTCATTATTTAACCCGGTTTGTAATTTTTCAATCTCAGGGCCGTATGATTTTTCGATCTCGCCAAAAGTTACCTTGAACCCTTTTAAAACAAGTTCAGAGTCTTTAGCAAGCACTTGTTCTGAGGCACCATCCATTAATTTTTTAGCCTCTGCATCACTGACAGCACCATTTGCTAAGGCAAACTGAATTTCATCGACCGTTAACTGATATGCTTCCTTGGAAGCATCAAGTTGTTCCTGCACCGACTTTGTAATCTCAGATGACAATTTAGATAGGCTGTCAAAGCTCAACTGCGTGCCGGTGGTTGTAATTGCAAGGCCTTTTAAGTGCGCATCAAATTTCTGATTTTCAACACTTGTAACAACACCCTGCAGCTTTTCTTTTAGACGGTCAATCGCTGCAGATTCATCTGCATCAATGACACCGTCTTTCATGGCATCTGCTGTTAGAACACTGATTTGATCGCTCAGTTTATTAGCTTGATCCTGATAACTTTTATATACGCTGTCTAAAGATTTTGATATACTTACGTAGGTTTGGGAAGTTGACCCAAATACTGCGCGAATTGCTACATTCGCGGTATATTGTTTTTGCTTTACAAAATTCTGTACGCTCTTAACAAAAGACTCTATCGCAGATTGATAATCTCTGGTATCCTCAGCCGACAATTTCATGCCAACGGATACCATGTAATTATATTTATTCATCCGCTCAACGGCACTGGAAATATCATCTTCCGTTTTGTCTAACTGCTTTTTAGCATCAGATACAACAGACAATTGTACTTTCCAAGGTGTGTTAGTGAGATCTTCAGCAGCTTTTTTGCATTCTTCGGCTGATAGCTGCACATTTCCAAAATGCTTTGCGAGGTCAGCTGCTACAGCTGCATCATGCGCTTTTTTAACCGCGACCGCGATCGCAACACCAGCGGCAATAGCTACCGGTGCAAGAACCTTGAGAGGAGTAGGTAATGCGCTGATAGCACCGCCTAATTTAGTGGCGACGGAACTTGTGGTTCCCAGCTTGGAAGCAACAGTTTCTGCGCCTTTTGCCGCCACATCGGCGGCCGCTTTTCCTTTAGCTGACGACTCGGCAATTTTTCCGATTCCAGAAGTAATTTTGCCAATCCCGGAGGTTAGACTCCCAAAAACCTTTAATATTGGACCGCCTGCCGCGACAATTCCCGCGCCTTGCAGGATTGCATTTTTCTGGGAATCGGATAATTTATCAAACTTATCAACTAAGTCGCTAATAGCAGACATGCCTTTTTCAGCGTATGGAATTAGCTTTTCACCTACTTCAATAGCTTTATTTTTAAGCTCATTTAATTTTATCTGCATTTGTATAGCAGGATTTGCATTCATTGTATCAAAAGCTTTTTGTGTAGCACCTGCGGAACTTGCCATCTGCTGTAAGACTTCGTTGTATTCCTTGCCGCCGTCTGACATGATGGACAGGGCAGCTTTTCCACCTTCAACATCCTCAAACATATCACTTAATTTTTTGCCGCTCTTCCCCGCATAGTCCTGCAGCATTTGCAGAATTTCCGTGACCGGTTTACCTTTGGCAACAAGATCGGAGAACCCTTCTCCAGACATTTTGCGTAAAGCTTTATCTGCAGCAGTGCCACTTTTTCCTAACCCGTTGAGCATCGAGTTGTAATAGGTGGTAGCTTCTGCAGTACTGATGCCTCGTTTAGTCATAATGGCCATAGCCGTGCATACATCATTAATCGCGACATTATTGGCTTTAGCTGTAGGAATAACGCGGCCTAAGCTGGACGCTAGCTCATCAACGGTCGTTTTGCCAATATTCTGTGTAGTGATCAGTTTGTCACTGATACTAGAAGCATTGTCTGCACTTAATCCATAGGCATTGAGTACCGAAGTTACAACATCAACGGCCTTTGAAGTATCCGTAAATCCACCGCGTGCCAGATTTACCATGTCGGTTGTAAATCCAATCGCTTTGCCGGAATCCACGCCTGCAGAAATAGACTGATAAAGGGCTTCGTTTAAATCTGTGACGGCAACGCCCGTTTGATTTGATGCGTTAGTAATACCCTCTTTTAGTTGATCGTAAGAAAGTTTTGTACTGTCTGCGATGGTGCTGACTTTGGCGTAGCTGGTTTCTGCACTCTCCGCCCATTTATAAGAAGCAGTACCGGCAGCGACAAGAGGAGCTGTAACGGCAAGAGATAAAGTCCCACCGATTTTGCTCATTGTTTGTCCCGCACTTTGCATTTTGCTTCCGACGCCTTCGGCGGCTACACCAAAGGCGTGCATTTTGCTCTCTGCAATGCTGAGTTCGCGTTCCATCCCTTTAATATCGGCCTGCGTATTGTTCATAGCGGCCGCATATCCATTGATTTTGGCCTTTGAACCATCAATTTCGAGTCCTAGAGAGGCGTGTCGGGACTGCTCCTGCAAAAGCTGGTTATTTAATTCCTGAGAAGCTTTTACCGCTTTTTGGTATTCTTCCGACTCTTTCCCATGAGCATTTGCAGCATCCTGCACTTTTGCTTTTGATGCTTCGTATTTTTTGGAAAGCGCATCAATGTTTTTTCCGGTTTTATCATACTCGGTCTGGGATTTTTTGATAATCTCATTTAATCCGGAAATGCCGGTCTTGTAAGCCTCTGTCTTTTGTTTTGCAATTTCAATTTCAGATGACAGGCGTTTGGATTTTTGCGCGGCGTCATTAAACACGCCACCCACACCTTTAGTAGCTGTTTCCATCAACCGTAGCTGTGATTCTGTAAGATTTCCAGTACGTTCAAGCTGCTGCAGTTGTCCCACTGTGGAAGCGACGCCTTTTTGCAAGTTGGAAAAATCAAGGTCAATATGGCCTTCCGCCACACCTAAATCAATAGCCATTTAATCGCCTCCTGTTTAAAAATTAGTTTTGACAAGGATTTCCATATAACTCAAGGAAAGTTGTTTCGTATCGATAGGTGGGTTCTTCGCCGAGTGACCGCTTGGAATCTATGTAAAGACACGCTTCATCAAAGCAGTACGCTGTGTAGGGATCATCAATGCTTAGTAACTCTGCTGGCCTTTTTCGGTACGCTTTCGCCATCGTGATCGTCCCCAGAAGGCTTTGACTCTTGACGAAATCGACGGAGGATATCAACCCCCGTTTGGCTGTAATTGTAAATGTAGGTGAGCTGTACGTCGGTGAGATGAATTCCCGCAGCCTGCAGCTCCTCATAAGAGGGGGAGACAAGAGACGCTTTTGCAATGGCTTCAAACACCTTCGCCATATTAAGAAAATCACTTTCTCCGGCCTTGTTCGTGCCGCCGGTAAATAAGTCTGCCGCTGTGTGCAGCAGTGGGTTTGGAATATCGCCGGACTGCGCCAGCATTAGCATAGATGGCCGACGGAGCTTTGCCGTAAAGATTTCGTCTTCTGCGAATCCGGGAAGGTCAACCTCCACGCCGTCCGCATACTTTTTGATTTCAGAAATATTTGTAACTGCCATAATAATGTTTCCTCCTAAATTTTAGATTTCTGGAAGCAGGGGCTATTAAACCCGCCCCTGCCGTTGGATTACTTTACGCCGCCGTTACTGTTGGGAGCGCATCAACGATTGTCATGTTATATGCGGCCTGACCGCTGCCGGGCGTGCTGTTGATCGTGTACTCATTAACCTGGAATACATTATCCTCAGCACCCATGCAGACCGGTACGCCGACACAGTGCGGATAAGCAATGCAGGAATATCCGGTTACAGAGGAGCCTTCCATGATTGCGGAGTATGCTTTCAAAGTGCCCGGCTTTCCTTCGGACTTGCCGGACACCGGGGGAGTGTACCCGGTAATTTTTTTACTGGTTTCATCCTTTGTTAGAGTACCGCCCTGCAGCATCTGGATGAAATCCATAATCACCAGGTTGTCGGTTAAAGTCAGCTTGTGACCGGTGACTGTAGTTTGTTCCGGCTTTTTTGCGATTGATTCGCCTTTGATGACCAGTTCCGTCGCGTCAGTCGCTTTGGTTTGCTGTTCTACACCTAGCTTTGTACCGGATGTGATTGCAATCGGTGCAACGGTGGTGTCGTCCGGCTCAAAGACAATCATTGCACAGTCGATCAGCGCCATGCCCTTCGGTTTTGTAAGAGTTCCTGCCATAATATCAGTTCCTTTCTTTAATTACGATTTACTTTGGATTCTTTAATCAGCCTGTAAGTGAGGTTTGTCATGTACCCCAATACATCGGGATCAAGATAATGGGGTCCCGGACCATCTACCAGTTTGAGGGTCGGGAAGAGACCGTTCATGCTCTGCTTTACAGAGTCAATATAATCCTCAAATTGATAATAATAATCAGAGGGATAATAAAGGAGCAGCTCATAAAGAGTCTGCTCCATATCTATCCCACGCTCTCCGTCTCCGTTGTTGCGGATGACAATGTATGGTGTTTTACAGGTGCCCTCATGCTGTCCGAGAGCGTAGACGTCAAAGCCCTTGCTTTTGAGATAGTCGTATATTGTTTTCCACATACGCATCACATCCGATCAAAAAGGCCCTGCAGACCGTTCATGACCCCGGGACCTTCCTGCTGCAGTGTCGGATAAATTACCGCATAGCGCTTTTCGTTGGCAAATTCCAGATAGACGCCGTATTCCACGCCATGTGCAAGAGAGATGCGGATTCCGGTATCGATTCTTTTGCAGTCACCATGCAAACGTTGACGTGCTTGTGCTGTCCGATCGGTCCAGGGACGATCTTCCTTCGCCTTTGCTTCGATCTTACTTGCGGCGGTGCGGCCATAAGTCATCACAGCCTGCTGTACTTTTTGAGGGAGCGCATCAAGAGACTGGTAGATTTCGGAGAAATCGAACATGCTCATGCGCTATCAACCTCCGTAAGGGACAAGTCCATGCAGATTCCCAACATTCCGACATCGTCTACTGTGTTCACCGTGAAAGTGTGGCCGCTGATTTTCAGCGTGTCGCTCTTCTTGGGATATTCTGAATGCATAATGAGAAACATGGGCTGCTTATTATCTGACAACTTTCCTGCTTCCTGAATAGTCACGTTGAGGTAATTGTTTGACGTGTGGAAAAGCCCCTTTAAGTCGGCAACTTTTTCCGGAACCCCTGGAGAGCCGTACTGTCCTTTACCAGGGCGCCACAGCTCTGCGGATTTTCCATACTGCTCAATCGCCTGTGATAGCGTGTAAGCTTGCTGTATCAATCCCATAAATTATCCTCCCTCGATCACACACGAACCGGACGGGCGCACAGAGGCGGCAAGCCGCAGCCAGTAACGAGACGTATCGGCAAGCGTTAATCCGGATACTTGTACGGTGCTGTTTTCTGCCTTAATAATCAGACAGCGATAGGCCGCGAGGTCAATGTCTCCGCCAGCTCGCTGGAGCTGATAGTTGAGCTCGTCATCACTAAAATAAGGCGCCTGCTTTTCTCGGCACAGCATTTTAAGTTCTTCCAGCGGTTCCATTGTTCCCATTGCTTACGCCTCCTTAGCCGTTTGTAATGAGTGCGGCCATTGGAATTGCCTTGGGGTCGAATTGAATTGCCCAGTTGGAGGAATTGCCAAGCTGTTGATTGGTAGGAGATTCACTCCAGCCAGAGGTAGGCACTTTAAAACTAAATCCGTTCGGATGAATGGTTTCACGGATACGGGTATATAAGGTTTCCTGGCCACCGTTTTTGGACGGATCATACTGGGTGTCGTTCGGATGATCCAAACGGGCATTTGCTGTCCGAAGTACACCGCCGCCTAAAAGATAAGTGGTATATTTTATGAGCCCTTTATTGGCGCCGTCTCCGCCGACGGCCACTGCTGGAACACCATCATCAATCACTACTGTATACCCGTTCATAGATCCTAAATTCAGCGGCCGCTGAATTCCATTTGCATCAGTCTGCTTCCAATACTCTAACAACTGTTTGTTTTCTAAGGTCTTGGCAACATTGGAATGCATAATAACCAGTGAAAACAGCGACTTGTTGTCACCAAGTGCTTCGGTCGCAAGGTTATTTAGATCTGTATCTCCGATGACGTAGGGGGTAGCAGTTGCACTGCTTAAGTCCACTACATGATTATCCTGCCACTTCTTGGCATTGCCGGAGGCTCCGCTAACGCCCATCACAGCATTGAGAATCTGCATCATGACAGCCTGACGCTGCTTCTGCCAATATCGCGCTACAGATTGTGCGATATGTCCCATGGGGTCATTCCCGACTAATTCTGCCGCAAAATTTCTGGCAGTAAACCCTTTTGCACGGCCATAGACTACACCGGTTTGACTGCCGCCGTCTGTTTCAGTAGCAGGAATGTCGGTCTGACCGTCATAGTTAACGGGATCACCGCCGAGAATGTTATAAAACGGCACGGTGTATAAATTTCCGCTTCCGCTGATTTGCTGTGCAATTACACCGTCTTGTGCCATTGCACCACTGTTTAAAATAGCGGTGCGTACTGGGTCTGGGGCTTCACTCCAGGCATTGTGAAATAGTTCCTCGTCAAAAGGAAATCCTAAAAATGTTTCAGGCATGATTATTTACCTCCTGTTTCATTTGCCATTAGCGTTTGATATGCTTCCGGCTGTTCATTTTTGAGCTTAAACTGCTCCATATAGGGGAGCTTAAAAAACTCTTCTTTTGTCATGGGCTTTTCCTGTTGTTGATGACTGCGCTGAAAGTTTCCGAGACTTCCGGTTCCACCGGTTGGCTTTTGGGGGTCTGCGCCCGGATCAGCTTCAGCAAACATAGCAGCATAGTCTTTTTTGCAGGATTCCAGCAGAGCGTCAGAATCCTTTAGAGTGCCGTCGTCTGCAAATTCTACTTTGTCGCCGAGCTTAAAGATAATGTAATCCGTATCCTTACAGCCGGCTTTTGTCAGTGTGGATTTAAGGTTCCAGCTCTGCAAATCCTTTTTGCGCCCGTCCTTCTCGGCCTGCAGTTGAGTCTGCAGATCTTCCACGTCGACTTTTTCAAGATCCGCAACTTTTGTATTAGCTGCCGTAAGGTCGGTGCGCAGGGTGCCAATCTCGGTGTCTTTGGTCTTGAGCTGGGTGCGCAGGGTAGTAAGCTCTGTGCCATGCTGATCCAAGATTTTGTCGATCACATCTTTTTCGAGACCGAGGTCAGCTAAAAATTTTCTGTCCATATTTTGTGCTCCTTTCACAACGCGCGTTTTTAACGAGGTTCCGCTCCTCCGTTGCCCCGTAGTTTCGCGACATCGGGACGGTCAAAATTGTATGAAAAAAGCAGCCCCATAAAGGCTGCTTCGTTCTGAAATTGTGTTTAATTCTGCGAATCATGTGAAACCTCTGCGCCCCATTGGTAGAGCTCATACAATAGCTTGGCAACGCCTGGAATACTCTCCGCCTCAGCATCGGACAAGTCAATTGCGTGCCACGAAGTCAGTCTATCAAGATATCGGTCGAGTTGAGTTGCCAAACGGTTAATATTAGCTGTGAATGTTTTTTCATACTGCTTATCTTTGAAAATAATTCCTTTATCCACCTTTTGTTCCTCCTTAAAAGTAGGCATAAAAATACCACCCTGCCTTTTGGTGGGTGGTTTATGACTTAAAGCATTTTGTCTAGATCAAAATCCAATCCAAACTTACTTACATCATGATCGTGAAGGAGCAATTCGTTTTTGATAGTATCGAGAACCTCATAATAAGCAAGCTGTTTTCCTTTGTTAAAATCCGTATCATTTTGCTCATTAAAAGCGTCCTTAGCATTATCAAGTACACGTGAAATAATATATTCAATTTCAGCACTGCTAATATCTTTTTCAGTCGTGGTAATCGCCCCTTTCTTTAAGTTCTTTTATCCGATCTTCTATTGATTGATTAAAATTACGGACTTCTTTTTCCCAATGCCTTATTAATCCGTTCTGCTGTTCGTCTGACATGCTGTTCCAACTTATAGTGTACTTCTCGGGATTGCTTATTTTATCGTTATGCTCATTTATTCGCTTTTGATACTGACCAATAGCATGATTCAAAGAGTTAGACGACTGATTTTTAATATCTTTTTCAGAAAAGAGTTGAAGATCAATTTTAAGAGACTGCTGTTTATTCATGCCTATTGTATCATTGCCGTTATCGGATTTCAATAGCCATTTATCAAGTTCGGGATTGTCGTCTTTTCCGGCAGCCCAGTCACCTAATTCCTTACCGATCTCATCATAACTTTTTGGGATTACCGCCGTGACTGTACACATGCCGTTCGGGTGGTCGAAGGGGAGAGCGTCTTTCTGATAAATCCTGCCGTCACGCTGAGCGCAGAGCTCGCACGTGCGGGCGCCGTGACTGCTGTGCCACTTGTACGATTCCACGAAAGGATTATCTTTTGTCGCCCGCTGAAATGACAGCTGATAAGCGTGTGTAACCGCTGTGCGGGCAAGCCTCTGCGCGTTATAGTCAACCACTTGATTGACACCCGGATAAACAATGTTCCAGTTCCACGGCTTAGCGGCCTTTGGGTCAACGTACATTTCCAGATCCTTCGCAAGGTCAAAGGCAGATTTCTGCGCCTGAATTCCCTTGACGATCACGGTCTGGATATCTCGGTTATACTTTTTTCGGTAGTTCCAAATTCGATCAGACAGCCCGGAAAAGTCTTTGTAAATTCCACCGGACATCAGCTCATCGGCAGCAGACTGCGGGACTCTGGAAAAAACATCCGAAAAATGTTTGGAAAGCGCATCAGAAGCATGTTTCGAAAGTCCTGAAGCAAGTCCGGAATAAAACGCCTGTTCTGCCTTTACAGGGGCTTTTGCAGACTGTAGCAAACTATCCGCAACACCTGATTTAATCGTTGTATAGAGCCGCTTGCTGTC